ACTTCCAGCAAAAACTCCTCCAGTAACGTACACACCATCATCTGGATTATCAATAACTCCTACATAACTTTTAGTAATTTTCCAATACCAGTTATTTCCTGGTGTACCATCAACAGGATCTGTTTTAAAAAGAACCCAAGAAAGATTAATAATGTTATAGTCATAGGAAAAAGCAGTTATGTTAGAGTTATAGTAAGCACTAACTGAAGTAGTTTCACCATATTTAAAAGATTTGTATCTACTGGTACCGTATTTAGTCATTTATTGCTCCTTAAATACCGCCAGTAGTTGTTATTATTAACGCGGTATTGGTTAAAAATGGAATTTGATCCGAAGTAAGAGTTATGTCTGCTGCTGTAGACCCATTGTCTATATTTAATTGAGTTACATTTACATTTGTAATTGCTGATGATGCGTTATATGCAGCATTACTTACAGATGTTAGTGTAATAGCATCTCCAAAGGTATTATTATTATAGGAAAATAACCCGCCAACCCCAAGCATAGCGGAATAAACTGCTAATTTAGCCTCAGTTTTTTTATATGTAGGCTTAAGAGTAATGTTTATAGTTAAAAATATCGGAACATATGTTGGTGGTAAATATGTTACGCTTACTCCTGCTGGAACTTTATCTGACATATATTGTGCTAAAGTACCAAGAGTTGGAGAAGTTTGAACTAATGTTGAAAAACTAGCTGTAGGAGTAAGATTAACTACAGTTCCTCCTGTATATACTTGCTTTGACTCTATTGTTACATAAGTATTGTTTCCTGCAGCTATAGAATAAGAGTTTGTAATTGTAAATGTTGTGTCTGTTTTACTGGCTATCTGTGCGTTACTTAAATTGTATGTTGCAGGAGTAAGACCAGAAATATTTACCCTATCTCCAACAGCAAATCCATGAGCTAATGTTGTTGTGTATGTAATTGCAGATACTGTGCTTACTGCTGCATATGGAGAGGAAGTACTTACTAGCGTTGCAGATGGATACCCAGGAGCAGGGCTACCATCATTTTGAGGCTGTATATAAAGATACACAGAAGAATATACTGAAGCGGTAGCTTTAGCCTTTCCTACTTGTGAAACCATAAGGGCTAAGTTTGCATAATCAGTTAAGGTTACTGCTCGATTTCTTGTAAATAAGGCGGCTTTAATTTTTGTTTTAAGTTGTGTGGTGTCATCTGCATCGGCTCCACCTGTAGCAGCGGTAGTATTGCTAACTTTTAAGTAAGTAACTACTTGTGGGTCTAAATTTCCAGGAACAAAAGTTAACTCAGTAATAGAGTTAGATTTAATATTTCCTGCTGCTCCAACACTAACTTTATAGGTTGCACTTATGAGCTGAGTATTTTCCGGTATAGCTCCATTTACCCCATCACCAAATACTATAGTTGTAGTTCCATCCGTATTTTTAGAAGTAGTAAACACATTGTCATAACTACTCCATTCAAGAAGAGAATCTACGTATTTCCATGAAGTAAATGATGCGCTTTGCCCTACGTATACGGATAAAGAATTATCTATTATATTAGAATCTAAAATAAGAAACGATTGGTTAGTATTTCCATCTGAATTACCTAAAGCTACAGGAAGCGGTTTATTATATACAGGGTCAATAAGATCGGGACGATCTGTGTTAACAGTTTTTCCTTCAAGAGCAGACAATACAATTGATGCTCCTGCAGCAAGTCCTGTATAAGATTGCGTAGTTTCAAAAAAAACTGTTTTATACGGTCCATACGATAAAGGAGCTATTACCTGTGTTCCTATAGGAATATCAATAGGATTAACACTATTATTAATAAACGTTATATTAAGGGCGGCAGGTGTAGGACCAGAAGGCTTATAGTTAACAAGATTAGCAAAATTTAAAAGAGTATCTAGTTGTATTGCCGTATCTACTGTAGTTTCATTAGCAACACGATCAATATAGTTAGACATAATGTCTCCCATATATGAAAATGACTCTACCAGTACATTTCCTAGATCTGAGTAATCTGTAGGGTTCCAAGTATATCCGCTACCAGTTGTTGTTCTGGTGCTAATAAGAGAAGTAAGATCTGATTTAAGGGACTCAAAATCTCTAGAAGTGTAGTTAATTGAATATGTCATTTTTATCCTTTTATATTTCCATTAAGGTTTAAGGTAGATATAGAGATAGGTAAAGATGCTGCAGATTTATTTGGCAAAATTAAGTTAATAATGACAGTTTCTATTCCCTCATTTGAATCAAAACTAAACTTAATACTATCTACTTTTACTGAATTTATCCAAATATTTATAGCATTCCTTATGCCACTTTCTATAGCTCTTTGAGCATCTCCATCTGTTTCAAAAAGAGCTGCTCCCCAGTCTACCCCATAAGATGGAAGCATAGGTCGTTGACCCATATTTGTACTTAATAGGGTAAGTACTCTATCTAAGTATATCTTAGAAGTAGATGAGGTAGTGGCCACAACTCCTTGAGGGCTAAGAGTGTACGGCCACGAAATAGCAACTTCATCTTTCATCCTTGAACTCCCATCCATACAGGTTTATCAGGGTCTCCACCAATAAACATAACCCAAATAAGCTGTCCTACAGCCGGAATAGTTCTATGAAAAGTATGTTCTGGAGTAGTTGAGTTAGTAATGTCACTACTGACGGTTCCGGCCTGATTAGGGGCCGTAGTTCCATTTGCATAGGTACTAGATTCTAGTAAATCTGAATCTATTTGAGTAGTTGTGCTTATAGTTTTTATACTTTGTGTGTTAGTTTTAAGCATACTTTTTGTAGAGGATGTGTGTGCGTGGTTAAGCTGGTATGAGGAGCTTTTTGCTACCACTGTTAGCGCAGGAATAGTAACTGAACCGCCTTGTGGATCAGTAGCTGTAGTTGACTGAGTAGTTAACATGTTGGCTATATCCGATGCCAGGTGGGGTTTATGATCAGGATGATAAGAGTTGTTTGTTACCGGAAAACATCCAGGAACCCAATTAGTTATCTGAGTAGATGTGGTTTGATGAATTTGAAGTTTTAAAGCGCCACGATTTAAAGGGTCTTGATTGTCTATAACAATAGCCGAATAAATTCCAGGCAAACGTAACCGCCCTTGGGGGTCAAACCCATACTCAGTATCTATCATTCCTTTACCCTCTCTTCTTAGATCTATATTGTACCTTAAATTTTACCGTGGTGTCGGTAGGTGGGCTAATTGACAATGTAGCCCCATTTATATTTGGAACTTGAACAGAAGATGAAGATGTTATTGCAGTAGGGGCTGTTGAGCCTGTGCTTGGGTTAAAACTACTAGCATTTGGAGATAGTTTAACGTCAACCATAACGACATCTTGTTGAATAAGAGCTTGGCCTGATAGTTCAGATTGAATATCTCTAGTTCTAGATCGTTCCGCTGCTCCCGTATCCGTATCCCCAATTAAATCAGTACCTACTTCAAGCATAACCATGTAGTTAGCAGGCGCTCCTCCAAATACATGTACAGTAGATAAAATTGTCCAATATCCTGACATGCCGTTTGGAAGTCCATCTAGATATATAGGGTCATACGGTCTTAAATCTGGAGTTCCCACAACTGTTACGCTAGCCCTATGTTGCCATTTTTTATTCTCAGAGTAGCCATCAGCTATTTGCTTAGACTCAAACAAACTAGTGGAAGAGTCGTGGATATGGTGTGTTTTAAATACTGATTTTGCAGTACTAGACGAATCATTAGAAAAGTTACTCATTTTAAAAAGAACTCCGCTGATGGAATAACTACGCCTTTTGTTCCAATTTTTTTAGCTGTATACTCGTGTTTGGTTTTAATAACAGTTCCTGTATTTTTATTGACTCCAGTAATAACTCTATCAACTCTAACTCCAGATTCGGGAGATTGATCTGATATATGTGGAGCAAAATAGATAATTGTACCAAGAGCTTTTACTGATGGAGGTATTACTCCACCTACCTCAGAGGAAACATATACGTAATAAGGAGCAGAATTTTTTAATGACTGATAGATTTTGTCTTTAGATAAATAAAATACAGATGTATTTTCAGCCCTAAGAGCAAACCCACTTTGTTTGGCAAGCCTACGAAGTACTTGCCAATCACTTTGACCTGCTTGTACTACTGTATCTCTTACTCGCGGATCTCTTTGAGTAACTGCTGTAAATCCATGTTTTTCACATATTTTAGATACTATTTGATCTGAAGTAAGATTTTTATATATAATTTGATCTGTCTCTTTAAAGACCCAAGTAGCACCAACGCACACAATCTCAGTATTGCCCCCTTGTATCGTATGGTTTTGACTTGCATGGTTAACATACCCATACCAAGTTACTTTACTTTTATCTCCGCCAATTATAGTAAAAATTACTGGGTCTCCTCCAGTAATAGTTTCCCTTTTAAGATGTGGCTTACCTTTAAAATGCAATACTAAACGATCATGAGATTCCATATCTTGATGTAATTCAGCACCTACTAATATAAGATCCATATCTGGTGCTTTAGGAAAAGCTACTTTAAATGAACTGCCAGATGTTTCAGCAATCCAAGCAAAAGTTCTAAAAGGGTTACTAAGATTACTGTCCATATGGAATCCTAATTTCAGTTCCAGGGGATATATTAAATACATCTAAAATTTCTGGATTAATATCAGCAATTTCCCACCAAAATTTAGTACCTAAATTAAACTTATGGGCGACTGATGACATTTGATCTGAAACTTCCCATGTATACTTTATATAGTTAACGGTGCCTGTAGGAAATTTTCTATAAACAAATACTTTAGTTTTTTCTGTAATAGAGTCTTTTACTTCAAATATAGGTCCGTGATAGTACCTAGAAATACGTTCAATGCTCATTATGTTTCCCCCGCCCCAGCTTTTTTCCCAGTACCTGTAATATTATCCGGTTTAAGTGAGTTGCTAAGTGTGCTGTTATTTTTTCCATATAAATCTTGAAAAGAGAAATTAGCTGCTCCTTTATTCCATAATGAAGGGTATCTAGCAAAGCTTATATTTACTACGCTAAACATTGGAATCATATCCATAGTGAAGATCCGATGATAAACGTTAATACTAGCAACAGAACCAAAATAACGTAAATTATCATTTAAATATAACCAACAAGGAGTAGCCGTAGTATACCCAAAATCCGAAGTATATCCTTTATAATTATCTCCAAATAATAATGGTTTATCTAAAGGATCTCCATTTAAAACTCTGTATAAAAATTCTATATCATATTCTGTACCTCGGTTTAATAGACCGTCTATAGCGGTGTCTTTAATATCAGTTCCATATACGCTTCTTAATGGAGGAATGTGGTTTGAATTATTTTTATAATCTCTTAAGTACTGCATATCAGGTATACGGTTAAAATACAGTTGAAAGCTTACATTTTGATTTCCAGCTAAAAGTGAAGCAGGGTCTTTCTCTCCTAATGTATAATCAATTTGATTATTAGAGCTAGTATTATATGTAATATCTGTTGGGTTATACATAAATCTAAAACCCCAAAGACCAGTTCCTATTGAAAGTTTATCTATATTTGTATTTAGTTGTGCAGCAGAATTAGAGTCTTGAATAATACGTCCAAGACCTTTTGTTTTTAAATTTTCGTTATTAAATCCTACACGCATATCTGGTACGTTAAGGTTTACAGGGTCTTGTTTAATTAAACCATGTGTTTGTTGAGATAAAGTCAACATTCTTTGTCCAAAAGATACGTCTCTTGCTCCAATATGTGGTGGTGGGTTATACCTTTCATCGTCTGTAGGTTGTACTGTTGGTACATATGTATTATCACTAACACCGTTACCATTATCGCCTGAACTGTTTGTATCATTACAGTTAGCTAATATAGCTAAGTTAATTTTTGAAATCCATCCACGAAGTTGTGGGCCATAAGGATTTTTTGTATTTTTAGAATCCAGTTGTTCTGAAATAGCTATAACCGGAGCACCTACAGTACCATCAAGATTATACATATAGATTTTAAGATTATAGTTTGGTCCATGATCAACGCCTAACTTTGTATATGCTGCCGTTATCCCTATCCATGAAGGTTTTTTAAGTCCTGTAGCAAGGCCGCAAAAATCATAGTATGGTTTTGCATAAAAAGGTGTGATTCCTAATTTGTCTTTTTCGTTTAATTTGTCTATTAAAGAATTTGGAATAGGAGGAATAGCTCTTTTATTACTTATAATAAAATAAGGGTGCGTTCCCCATAGCCTGGGCACATTTGTAGCTGTACTAGGATCCAACCAACCAGTTTTATTTGACTCGCTATAATTATTTATTATTTTGGCATTAAACGTAATTCCTGGATTTAATGTTGCACCTGGAGTTTTTGTAGCAACATATACTTTAAATGTATCTCCATTATCATTTATTGGCGACATATATGTATAACTGGCATTAGTAAAATTAGCATTATAGGTTTTAATTTTTGTATCGTTCTGCGTCGCGGTACCAAAGCTATAGTACGTTGTAGTATCCGTGCCGTTTACTTTTCCTTCAGGCCATAGTGCAGATGCGGTTGCAACCTGAGGGTCAAAATGATCTACAATATTTAAATTACCTATAGGTTTGTCACTCATATCACCTTCATTTATAATAAGATTTGTAATATTTGTTTTATTATGTCCATTTTCTGCAGATCCTAACCAGTAAATTGTAGGGTTTTGTGGCATACCTTTACTTGGAATAAACGTCGTTGAAGGATTATAAGGTTGTTTAGTTTCATCTTTAACAACCATATAAAATTTAACACGATATTCAATTATAAAATTAGGCTCAACTGTACGGGTATGAGGAGTATTTGATACGCTTGTGCTATCTACTCCAGAATATGGTCTATGTATATTATTATTTTCTATATAATCCCCAACAAGAGTAGGAAAAACACCAGATAATTGAAAACTTTGATTGGTAGCGCGTGGAGGTTGACTAGCGGTTAAAGCGCTACCATAATCAATATATGTCTCAACTGTGTATCTATAGTCATATTCTATAGCCATTATAGACCACTTCCTAAACTTGTTAAAGAATATGGAGACTTTTGAAGTTCAGCTTTTAACCTATTAGCAACTACATGAACTAAACGTTCAGTCTCATTTACTGAAGCATTTTGAATAACCACCGACATCTTTAAGTTAATATTAGCAGATGAATGGCTTGCTCCTCCCATAGGTTCAAAGTTAACTGAGGTAGGCATATAGTCGCCACTACTTGGCATGCTCACATTTAGGTTATTTTTACTAACTGTAGGCATATATTTGCCGCTACTTAGGGTGCCTATATTCATAACTTTAGAGTTAGTACCGCCATAACCGGGAATATGAGTTCCCCATGGAGAACGACTCACCGCTGTTAATGTAGTTTTAGCATCATTTCCTTTTAAAAACCCCTTAAGAATGTTAGGATAATACCCATTTTTTAATGTTTTAATGGTTGCATCGTATCCATCATCCCAAGTTTTATAAGATTGAACTCCTACTTTGTTCATAGAAGTAGAGCCATGATATCTTTGAGTTGTATTTAAAGGGTTATAGTGAGCAGGGTTGTACCAGTGACCGCCTTCCCAAGCAGCCCATGTAGTAAGCGCAGCCATATTTTGAGAGGTATCTTTGTAGCCAAGCTTACTTAATAAAGTTTTTGCCCATTTTTTAGAGCTTCCTGTGCCTAATATAAGGCCGGGTGTAACAGCTATCTTACCTTTAGTAAAAGAAAGAGATTTATTTTTTCCTATATTATGAGCAACCTTGTTTCCAAACATGTTTGTTGCAGAACTATCCCCATTAAGAGAAGCAATACCAGAAGATATATCTTGAGTACTTAATGCAGAAAGATCTCCTTTTAACGCGCCAATAGTTGAGCCACTGTTTGAAAGAAAATTAGATAGCGCAGATTTAGAGCCACCACTACTAGACTTGCTAGAACTAACGCTACTAGGTGTAGAACTAACGCTACTAGGTGTAGTACTATTAAGAGTATTAGTATTAAAATTACTAGTGCTAGAACCACCAGTACTAGAAGAGCCCGTATTTGATGAAGATCCCGGATAATCCCACGTGTATCCATCAGGTCTATTAGCATCAAAGTCTTTAGGAAGGTTAACTAAATGTCCATTAAGATACGGTAAAGGATTTATTGCCCTATTTTGATGTCGAATCTCAAAATGAAGGTGTTGATGTTCTGAATTTCCATGTCCAGGATCCGTTTTCTCACCGCCGGATACAGCAATTTTTTCTCCTGATTTTACTTTTTTACCTCTAGTAGTAGTCTTAGCTTTTAAGTGACCATAAACACTTTGTATCCCGTTAGCATGATCTATTTTAACATACCCCCCAAGCTTACCTTCAGTTCCTAAATCTGTTACAACACCGTCTGCAAAAGCTGTAACTGGTGTACCAGAAAGAACACCAAGGTCCATACCATAGTGTGGTCCTGACTCACCCTTATCATTTGCTTTACGATATCCAAAAGGAGATGTAATAGGAGTTCCTGCAGGAACAGGAAGGGTACTACCAGGAACAAGTCCTCCACTTATTGCTGCTGTACCCAAGTTACCATAGAAGTTGCCACCAGCACGACCAAAAAGTTGGCTTACTTCTGGTGCTATTTGAGTTGCTATAATGGCAGTCTCTGCTGCTGCAACAAGGCCTGATGCTAGCCCACCACTAAGAACTTCTGCGCCCCCAAGTAATGTCTCCTCTGCTGCAACTAAACCAAATTTTGCAAGTTTAGGAAGTACCTTTTTTCCAACACCTAAAAGCTTACCCCAAATAGACTTTCCAGCTTTTGATTTAAGTATGCTTGAACCAATTTTCTTTAATCCTTTAGAGCCAGCACTTTTTAACTTTCCTTCAATATGAGATCCAAATTTATCACCGAGTTTACCGACAATTTTATCAGCAAGATATCCTTCTCCAGCATTTACAGCATGCCCTAGCAAACCAGACGCGGTATTCCCAACACCGCCAGTGTTAGGAAATGTTTGCATAGCCCCTTTAAGTGTCATAAAGGCTTTAGTAACAGGTCCCATAGCATTAAGTAAATCAGCAAAACCGCTTGTTAACATGGCGTTAGTTCTCACAGCGGCGTCATAGCCACCTACAAGACCTTGTTCTGTAGATTGAAGAATCTTAGCTTGTGCAGAAGAACCACGAAAGTTAGCACGAATAGGGCTACTTTGGTCCACTCCCATAACATTAAGCATCTTATTAGGATCGCTACTTTGCATTGCACTACTAAATGCTTTAGACGATCCTGCAGATGCTCTGGCAACAATTCCAGATTGAATTAATGAAATAAGATTGGGGTCTCCTCCTGCAATTAAGGAGATATCAGCATAGCCTTTACTACCAGGGTTATAGACTGTAGCAGCTTGTTCTTTAGTAATCTTACGACCACGATACATAAAGCTATATACTTGGTTAATAACCTCACTCATAGGCTTAAGATTGCCCTTAGAGTCTCGAATATTTACGCCCATGCGTAAAAAGTTCATACCGTTCATCGCGCCTGCACCGGCAGCAGCTTGTTGGTTTGACATGCCAGACATGGCACTCATGCCAGCAAGCTGTCCCATGATAGTATTTGAACTCTTTGAGTTTGCTGAATAACCGCTATAGAATAAAGATTGTGCCGCCATGGTTGGTCCCATAGCGCTTGTAGCTCCTCCACCTACAGCTTTGTTAGCCCCTACTATAGCTGTACGAGAAGATATACCACTAAGTCCTGCATAAGAATCAGCCGCAATTCTTTGTGTGACTGCGTCCATAGTGTCTGGGGTTGCTTTGTAAGTAAACCACCCAGCAAACATTGCGGCACTTGCCACAGCGCCCACAGCTGCTTCTTTTTTAGTGACTGATCCTAAACCAAGACGTCCTGAACCAGGGCGATCTTTTGCCATACCTTTTGTAGCATCGGTTGTTTCATTAATAGTGTCTAACCAAGTTTTAGAAATACTCTTAACATACTTCTCTACCTCTTTGAATAGGCGAAGCATCTCTTTGGGAAAATCTTCAAAGAGAGCCTTGCCATTAACTTCAGGCATTTTTGCGCCATCAGATTCTATTCCTAGGTTATCCAGTTAAATCACCGCCTTGGTCTATTCCTGTACTTCTCTAGCCACATAAGACGCTCTCTATTACTTAGAGAACGAATTTCTTCTAAGCTCCACCCAGGATACCCTAAAGCAATATACTCATAGGCATCCATCAATAGTGGGTAGTCAATCTCGTGCTTAAAACAATCCCGCTAAAGTTAGCGGGAGCGGTACCTCCGTGCCGCAAGACTGACATTCTTTTTTTATACTACCAAGTTGTGGTCCAGGGTTTCTGCGTGTGATCTCATCAAGTAACTTTCTGCGGTCTTTAATACCTAAATTTCTAACCACAGTTGGGTCAAAGATATCAGAACCGTTAATACTACTAACACAATTCTTTAGCAAAATTGTATCTAATTCAGCTGAAGTTTTGTCATTAGAATTAACCATTTCTTTTTGAGAAGTTCCAGTAGGTAACCCTACAACTACCTCTCCAATTTTACACTTCACAGTAAATTGAGCATCACCGTCAAATTTTTTTATTACCACATCTTTATCTAAATCTATATCAAAAATTTGTTCTGTATCGCATGATTCACATGTTGTTGGGCCAACCTGCACATCAGAACCAAAAGTTACTTTACGAATAGCTAAAAGAAGTGTCTCTCTATCTACGGCATAAAGCATATCTAAAAGATCTTTAGTAGCAGGTTCGTCTCCAATTTTTATTGTAGCTCTTTCTAAGATAGCTAATAAAGCTTTACCAATATTGCCTATCTTTGAAATAGCTTCCTCATCGGCTCCCGTAAGTTCACGAACTTCAGCAGTATTAGTAATACTTCCAGTAAAAGGGTCGTGTATTCCTATAGGTAGCTTAACTTCTGGAGAAGGAGGTAACCATACTTCAGGCGTTGGAGCCTCAATTGTTACCTCCTGCTCAGACATTGCTTCTTGTGCTAGTTTATTCATTAACGCCGGATCTTGTTCCGCAGTTATAGTCTTAGTATTAGTCATATTATTTTCCTTATAGTTTGATTGTTATCCGTTAGTAATAGCTGCGGCTGTTCCGTTTATTGTGTAGTCGGTTGCGTAGGTTACATCCCAACCTTCATGAACAATTGACATTTCTTCTACCATAATGCTGTTTGAACCAGCATCAACACCGGAATAAGCCAAGCTTGTAATCCATGCACGATAGACACGAAATCTTAGAGATGTGTGTTGGTCATAAGTAGTTTTACCTGTAAATGTATTAACACCGGAATTAACTCCGGTACCTGAACCTGTTGAAGCTTGTGGATTTGGATGGCTAAGAACACTGATATCAATATTGCAACGAAATCCTCCTCCTACACCAGCCTTAGCACCTGTTGGAGAAGGAGATCCCGTTTCAAGAACTGAAAATATGCGCTTCATCCAAAGAGGGTTGGCGTTTTGTCCCAACATAACTCCTTTAGAGAGCGTAATTGGTGTAAATGCTGACTGACCAGGCATTTGATGAACGTTAGTATTGTAACCGCCTTCACGGTAAGCAATAGCTTCTGTAGCTACGCTTAAACCAGAAACGGAAACAAAACCCATGGTTCCAAATCCTGATGGCCATGTAGTTATATCAGTTTCTGTAGGGGTAAACTTTACTAGGAACTTAAAATTACGTACTGGATCAGTAAGTAACCTAGAAAGTGGAACAGGCGTACTAGTGCCACTATTACTGCTGCTGCTAGCAGCAGCGTCTGCGTATGGGGTTGCCATTATTTTTTATCTCCTTACGCCGAAGCGCTTCCTGTTAGTTGTGATAGTGAAATTACAATAAATTCTGCTGGGTATTGTAAAGCAACTCCAACTTGAACATTTACCAAACCTGCTTGAATATCACTAAAGCTTGTTGTTGTTGCATCACACTTTACATAATAAGCTTGTTGTGCAGAGGCTCCACGTAGTCCTCCACCATTCCAATAATTAAATAGGAATGAGCTTAAAATAGTTTGTAGTTTGCCCCATAAAATAGAGTCATTATTTTCAAATACAGCAAATTGAGATAACTGATTCAGTTGCTTTTCGATGAAAATAAGAGAACGACGAATATTGATATAGCGATTGGTTGGAGTATTGTCTAGAGTACGTCCACCCATAATTACAATTCCAGCACCAGGTGCTTGACGAATTGTATTTATTGGGTCTAAACTTTGATTTAAAGAATCAAGCTCTGCGTTAGTAAACGTGTGCTCTGTAGATACTGCAAGAGCAATTCTGTTGCTTAAGCCTGCAGGAGTTTTATAAGGACCGCGTAATCTATCTGTTGCTAAATATTGACCAGCAACTGATCCTCCAGGAGCTTGAAGACGAGTAGCTCCAATAATCTTAGTTGGATCTGGAATATTAATCCATGGATAATAAGCAGCGCCAATATTTCCACTAGTTGATCCAACAGCAGCAGTCATGGTGGCTGTAACTCTAGCTTGTGCATCAGTTACGGAAAGTCCAGACTGAGTGTCAACAATTACAAAACAATCTCCACGCCCAGCAGCATAAATTAGAGCATCTGCATGCATTTGATCTGTTGTTGTACCTAATGTAGCGTATGAAGCATCTGCTGCATACAGTAGTAATGCATTGTTAATAGAGTCAAAGTTAGACCAAGCATTTTTATAATCTGTTGTTGTAGGGGCACTGCCATCTGTTCCACCAGAAAGAGAAGTTGCTACTGTAGCAGTTTTAGTAGGGGTATAAACTGCTGTTCCATTTGATATTGTATTGCCTGATGCTAAAGCTGCTCTAACAAGATTTGAACGTGAATTAATTACTGAAATAAAGTAATTTGGATCAGTAGTACTCATGCTTAAATCAGAATATGGTTCTGCAACAGATACAACTGTTTGTCCATTTTGCGAAGTTGTATACAAAATATTTAGATTAAATCTGGATGGTGCGCCTGCTGGAGAAACCAAAACAGAGTAGTAATTTGCCCAACTTCCAGGATTAATCGCTGTTAGTGTAATAGCATCTTTTGAAGCTGTTGTTACTGTAACGGATGCTGTACCAGAAGCTGAAGAAACATTGCGATCTGTTGTTCCGCTTGTTACTGTAAATTGTGAGCTAGAAGCGGATGCAATATTTACACCAGGCAAGTTAAATGCTGAGCTGTAAGTACCTGTAGCTGTAGATGTAGATGGAGTTCCAGTAACTGTGTTTGAAACTGTAAAGCTTGTACTTGCAACAACACCTGAGATAGTAAATGTTCCGTTATATCCTGCAGATGTTGCACCTGATATAGTGATTGACTGACCAATTGAAAGACCGGTTGTATTTGTTGTTGCATAGGTTACTGTATTAGTTGTGTTAGTTATTCCTGTAATTGTTACAGAACCGTTAAGACCTGAAATAGAAACAGTTTGATTTGCAGAATAAGTGTTTGTAGCTGTGTAGGTAATTGTTCCACTTGATGCTTGCGCTGCTGTAACAGTTGCAGTTGTTGTGGTAGATGTACCAGAACCGTCTGTAATAGTTGCAGCTGCTTTATTTGTACCTGTTCCTACTACACGGTTTACATACAATATTGTACCATTATTGGTAAAAAAGTTGTATGCAGCCCATGTAGCTGGATAAGAATCATTAAGTCCACCAAATATTTTGGTAAACTCTGACCATGCACCTACCGCTGTAGGTACTCCAGAAGGACCTGAAGGGAATGTTCCACAAAAAGCACCGACAGCAGATGTTGTATCTTGCACATCAACTGCTTGTTGTAATGGCACTTCTTGGACATACACTCCTGGGCGATTATATACTGCCATTAGGGGTTACTCCTTAGTTAGTTTATTTTGTTTAAATTGCGGTGTTATTGTTGGATTGTAAACGGAACGGTTTGATATGTAGTAGCGATATGAGGTTGTTGTGTTACTTGGTAAACTTGTATTAGCTGATCTACAAATAGTTCAGAGCTAATACGTATATTATAGACGTTACTGAAGAGACGTTTTTCGCCCTCAATAAAATCTCTTTTTGAGAACCCCAGGACATCCACCCTACGGTCAGTGCCGTCTTGTGGTATAGGAAGTTGCCCAAACCTTAATGGTAGTCTACCAGGACTAAATAATGCCGCAATCAATTGGCGATCATGTCGGGGTTGACGAGCCCAAGTAGATATTTGATAAGTAATGTTTACGGGAATAGGGTAGTTAACCCTATTAATATTAGTGATGTCTACACCTTCAGGCGTATAGGTTAAGGGAACATAACCACGGTGAGCCCTAGAAGCATCTTCAGTTACACCCACAAGATCAATAGTAATATACGGGTAAGACTGTTGACGAAGTTCTTTATCAGGTTGACCATAATAAACCCCAACAGGTCGAATTGAGTTTCCGTTATCAGCTACAGTAATTCCTGTAAGTAATAGTTTAAGAGCTGCATCTTCATTTAAAAGAAAAGGCATTATTTAACCCCTATTCCCATAGCAAAGGTGCTCAAAGCAGGTGAAAACTGCTGTGTTGGGGTGCCGTAATTAAGTTTACGCATTTCATCTTCAAGCTCTGGTGGCATAGCAATTGTAGGGCCACCATTTACATGGACAACCTCAAGTTGATTTGCTAAATGTGGGGGCCAACCAAATGAGTCTTTTGCGTGGCTACGAAGAAGCTGCGTAAACATACCAAGTGCGCTAACCTCACCAAACATTAATACGGCGTTTAGGTATCCATCAAAGGTAAATTTATTAGCCATTTTTATGAAGTTTCTTAGAGAGTACGTATCCAGTAGCAATTAAAAGAGCTTTTTCATTAAAACCCTTATGCTTTTTCTCTGGAAGTAAGTTGCACACTCCGCGAATAAACTCCACTTTATCGGCATCAGTTTCATACCGATTCATCCGATCATATAAGCTAATCATAATTCCTCCATAGGAAGACGCAGGGGTAGTGCAGCAGGGTTCCAGATTTCTCTGGCGTCGTAGACTATAATAAATGAAAAAGCCCCTTTGTGGGGGCTTAAGTCATTACTTCTTTTTAGCTTTTTTTGCTTTACAATCTTTGCACTTGCCGCAAGTACAGGCCTTCTTTTTGCCTTTAACTTTATCGGCTAGCTTGGCATCGTTCTTTTCATCTTGCATTTCAAACTTCTTCTTTTGAGCCGGGGACATGCCTTTTTCAAACTTCTTATCATTGTGAGCCATTACATACCTTTCTTTCTTATTATGTTAGTTTTCTTGGACTTACCCTTTGAGTCAGACTTTTTAGCAAATTTCTTATTAGCAGACGCTAGGGTCTTCATGCCATGCTTATCTTTTGGCTTACCGCAGCCACAGGTGGCGCACATTACTTCTTCTTCTTTCTTAGGGCGGCTAGATCAGATCCTTCAATCTTGCCATCTCCGTCTGCATCAAGTTTGCTTTGCTTACCTTTTAAAGCTGTTTTTTTACCAGACTTTTTAGCAGTCTTTTTGCAAGCGCCTTTACATCCCGGCTTTGAGCAGCCGCATCCACATGACTTACACATTATTTCTTACCTTTCGTATGGGGGTTTTTCTTATGCCATTCTTTAGTTGCCTTGACGCCTTCTTTGACGGTCTTAGCTCCGGCTTTCTTTGTTAGGTTAATCTTATCCCACTTGCCAGCCTTAGCGCTGGCAACATGATCAACAATTACTTCGCCCTTTTTGTTCTTCTTTACAACGTGATCTGCCCCACCAGCTTTAATCTTGGCCATTATGCTGGTCCAATCGTGGTAATCGTTCCTGAAGAGCCTCTGTACTTTAAGGCTCCCGCTTCTACATAAAGGATACCACCACCGGTCAAGTTAGCAGAAGGTGCTGTTCCATTTTGCATAAGAAGTCTGTCTGCGTTTACATATTGGAAGTAGTCAATAGACCCTAAAGAACCACCAGTTCCCGAAACAGCAACCAGGGTTGAGGTTGGTTTATCAAAGATAGTGTTAAGGATTGAGTAAAAGCCGTTCAGTACAACTGGGGCAACGTTAGTTAGTGTTGAATTTAGAATTTGAGAGTTTGCCAAAGTAAGGAAAGTTCCAGCAGCAGATGTGACAGCATTAGTTACCGCAGCCAATACTACGGTCTGTACTAGGCTTAAACTTCCAGCAGTTAAAGTTGGGGCAACAGTAGT